GGAATTTTACCATGTGATGGATCTCCTTGTTGTCTTTGATAAGGACGATCCCAACTATCACAATGCCAATCATAAAATTGGCCTTTTTCATATTTTGTAAATTGACAGGACTCAGAATAGTCCCATTGAAAATTCCAACCTGCGTTTGCATTTGCTTGATGAACATAGGGTTGTATCTCTTTATAAATCCATCTATCGTTCATCCAAACGACATTAGAATCTCTTTTTTGTTTTAAATCTTTTATTTGTTTTTTACTTAAATTTTTATCACCCATACCACCAGTGACAGCCATTTGATCAGAAATAGATTTTCCATATTTTACTATTTCATCACAAATTCTAGCAGGAACTGCTGATTGAAAATACCAATAATGATTTGTTAGGTTCACCTTTTTGAAATTATCAAGTATTAAGAAATTGTCAATGTTCCAGAAACTGTAAATTTTGCTATTTTATCTCCACCAGGATGTGTTGATGTTACGTTAGTACAAGGAGTTACTGCAAATGTAATTGAACTTGGACCTCTTACAACAACTATACCTGATCCACCTGAACCTTGGGTTGCAGTTCCTCCAGGGCCGTTATCAGTAGCAGCTCCACCACCTCCACCACCAGTGTTAGCAGATGCATTACATCCATTGTCTACTGAGGGAGCGGTTCCTGATAAACCTCCGCCACCACCACCGCCAGCTCCACCAGAACCAGCAGAAGCAGATCTTCCATCACCTTGAGCTGCTCCACCGCCACCTCCAGCATAAGTTGTAGAAGGTCCTAAAATATCATTTGGTGCACCCGCACCTCCATTTCCACCTGCAGTCGGAGGAGCATTACCACCAGATGCTGTAGCTCCACCTCCACCACCACCAGCAAAAACTCCTGGAACAGTAGCTTGGTTAAATCCACTACCACCAGGATTACCTTGTGGGGGATCTGTTGGAGGAGTATTACCAGCTTTAGTAGGTGTTCCTGTGAAACCTCTACCACCACCAGAACCACCAGTGGCATCAGCTCCACCTCCTCCAGCAGAAGTAATAGTTGAAAATGTTGAAGCACTTCCACCAGCTGAACCCGAACTATCTCCAGCACCACCAGCTCCAATTGTAACATCATAAGGTCCCACTTCTAATTGTAGTGCAGCTCCTTGTAATGGACTTGGACCAAAACCAGAAGCTCTATAGCCCCCAGCTCCACCTCCACCACCGGCTCTGTTACCTCCAGCTCCACCACCACCAGAACCACCACCTGCTACTACTAAATAATTTATAGGCACTAAAAATTGAGGCCATGTTCCTTGAGACTTGGCTTGAAATTGACTTTGCATTGACCACACACCACTTGCTTTATTTAATTCTTTTACGACCACTACTCCTGAACCACCCGCTCCACCAGATCTAGGTCCTGGTCCACCAGCACCACCTCCACCACCACCAGTATTTGCTGTTCCTGCATTTGCTGTTCCACTATTTACTGCTGCTGCACCACCACCAGTTCCACCAGTTCCTTGTGTTCCAGAAAATTTAGAACCACCCCCACCACCTGCATAAACACCAGAATTAGGTATAGTTGCTCCAGGGAAAAAAGGACTAAAATCTGTTCCTGCTCCGCCAGGTCCACCACTAGGTGGGTTTCCTGCAGTTCCCGCAGCAGAGTGTCCTCCTCCACCACCACCAGCTAAATCAGATGGTGTTGCATCGTCTCCGATACCTCCATTATTTCCTTCTGGTGGACTAAAACCTCCAGCATTACCTGTGCCTGCTGGGCCCCCTGGAGAACCACTAGATCCTCCTCCACCACCAGACCCTCCTGGTTTTCCTCCAGCACATGAATTACAAGAACCTGCACCTCCTCCTGCTGTTGAAAAATAAGTTGTTCCACCAATTACTATTTGAGAATTATTTCCACAAGATGATTGACCTGTGCTTCCTGCACCACCAGCTCCAATTGTTATTGGAACAGAAGTGTTTCCACATGCAGGCACTTCTAAATTTCTAGCACCCCCTGCTCCACCTCCGCCACCAACGTGATCAGGTGAATTAGGTGTCCCTGCTCCGCCACCACCACCTGCAACAACCACAGTTCTAACTAATCTTGTTCCTGGCTGTGTTGTAAATGATCCAGATGATGTTTTAGATGTAACAATGCCTTTTCCAAACGAAGTCGTATTCGTTTTTCCAATTACTCCACCGTTTGATGAGCCAACTTTGTTTCTTGGCATTGTGTCCTCCTATGCGGACACCCAAGATGTGCCGTTCCAATCGTAAACTGTTGGAGTTTCCGCCTCGTCATTTGATTTAGTTGCTTCCCAACCTTTTGTGTTGTCAGCGTTATATTTATCCTCATTCCATGAAATCATGTAATGCCACTCAGGTTCTGCCTGACCATCGTTAGTGATTGATGGATAAGTTATTGGTGCTTGCCAATCATCATTAGAATCTAACGACCATGAAGCGTGAGGTTGAGTTGCTAAAAATTTATCTTTTACAGGATCGTAAACATCACCAATACCTGCATATTTTTTTCTAAAATTGTTATTGTAAGAAGTTTGTTTCCAAATACCACCCTTAAAAAAATTAACACACCAGTTTTCTCCGTCAACGTGCATATCGTTTTCACCTAATGGTCCTGCTGCTGTTTCTACATCGTTACCTACTACAACAACTCTTTGTACTATTTGATGTGAATCTGACGTAAATCCAGTTGGATCTGTCATTGCTTTTAATTCTGCGAAATGTGCCATATGTTTTCTCCTTTTACATTTATATTTTAATTTTAACTTATAGTCAACGTGCCTGATACAGTAAATGAAGCTACTTTACAGCCTCCTGCTGGACTTGGTAATGTTGCTATACTATTAGTTCCTGGTGCTACTGCCATAGAAGTGCATCCAGGCATTCTAACAACTACGATACCTGATCCACCTCCACCACCTTGTACACTGTCATTTCCACCACCACCGCCACCACCAGTGTTGGCTGTTCCAGATGTTCCTGGAGGACCACTATTTCCTCCTGCTCCTGGTCCACCACCACCTGTTCCACCAGGGAAAGATGATCCTTCATTTGTACCACCTCCACCACCACCATAGTTTACTGGACTTCCTGTAATAGAATTTGCTACTCCATCTCCACCATGTCCTTGACCATCAGTATTACCTGCTTCTCCTGCTCCACCTCCACCACCTGAAATAAATGGTGAACCTCCAGCTTGACCGCCACCACCAGGATTACCTTCAGGTGCTATAAAATCTCCAGCATTACCTGAAGCGTTACATGGACCTGGTCTATTGTAAGATGCTCCACCACCTGATCCACCACTAGCACCTGGTTGACTTGGTCCAGGACCACATCCTTGTCCACCTCCTCCACCACCAGACGCTGTTATAACTGAAAAACTTGAATTATTACCAGATGCACCTTGGGCTGTTCCACTCGGAGTTGCACCTCCACCACCAATAGTTACAGGGTATGCACCTGGTGATAGAGATAATTTTTGTGATCTTGTTCCTGCACATCCAAAAGAAGTTCTAACTCCACCAGCTCCGCCACCTCCAGAATTATTTCCATTTCCACCACCAGCACCACCACCAGCAACTACTAAGAAGTGTGCTAATGTTGAATCATCTGAATCTAATACGCTTAAAGTTGAAGATGCTTTAAATCGTGAAACTTGACATGCACCACAGTTAATAATTGCAGTTTCGTTTGAAGAAGATGCTTGTGAAAAAACAAGATTAACACCTGAAGTAGATGTTCTTGCAACCACGATACCTGAACCACCAGCTGCTCCTTGACCACCATTAACACCAGTAGCTCCACCACCTCCACCAGTATTTGTTGTCCCAGCTTGTGCATTACACATAGGTCCACTGCTTGTACCCGTAGCAGCATCTCCACCACCACCAGCACCACCAGTTCCACCACCTTTACCATTTGGCGAAGGACCTGATCTACCATCTCCACCACCACCTCCACCACCAGCGTATGATGTATCTGTTCCTGTAATTGCATTTGGTGCTCCAGCTCCTCCAGGGCCACCCGTAGTATTAGGAGCGCTTACACTTGTTCCAGCGACAGTTGCTCCACCACCTCCACCACCTTTTGCAGTTGAAAATCCAGTGTTGTGTCCTAATCCACCAGGATTACCTTGAGGAGGATCTACAGGAGGTACGTTTCCTGAACCTCCAGCGCAACCATTGTAACCCATACCACCACCAGATCCACCATCAGCTCCATTTCCACCACCATTAGCTCCACCACCTCCTCCAGCAGATGTGATTGTTCCTAAAACTGAATTATTTCCATTTGATGCAGTTCCAGTGGCTGAAGGACCACCACCTCCACCACCTGCTCCAATCGTAACTGTATAACTTCCTATACCTAAACCTAATGCTGTTCCCTGTAACGGACTAGGTCCAAAACCTGTCGCTCTATAACCACCAGCTCCACCGCCAGCTTGACTTCCACCGCCACCACCACCAGCGACTACTAAATAATTTACTGTTGCTTCTCTACTAGGCCATGTGCCTGCATCCAATTGATCTATTTGTTCATTAAGGCTCCAGACTCCTGAAGCTTTGTCTAATTCTTTTACTATAACTACTCCTGAACCACCATTTCCACCACTACCTCTAGAAGGAGCACAATCATGACCAAAACCACCACCTCCTCCACCACCAGAGTTTGTCACTCCTGGATTAGTTTTACATGATGGACTTCCACCAGCTCCACCACCAGTTCCTCCTGCTCCAGCGGTTCCTGGTAAATTACCTTGATAAAGACTTCCACCACCACCAGAACCTACAACGGTAACAGTTGGACTTGCCATATCTGTGTCTAAAGTTAAACCTGCTCCACCTGCTCCACCTGTATTTGGGGACGAAGCATTTGAACCAGCTGCGTTAGCTCCACCGCCACCTCCACCACCTTGTGGATATAAACCATTACCACCTGGGTTTCCTTGACCACAAGTTCCAGCAGCTCCTGTTGAACATAAATAACCCGTGCTTCCACCACCTGATCCTCCTGGATTCCCTCCTCTTGTTGGACTGTCATGTCCTCCACCACCGCCACCACCAGTAGTAGAGTGAGTTGTACAACCCACAACTAAACTTGAAGTTGATCCATCTGTTCCTGTTCCTGCACTTGAATTTGGTCGACCAGAACCACCTCCACCAATTGTAACTGCTCCTAAAGCAGTGGCACCACATACGGATAATTCTAAACATTTAACACCACCACCTCCAGCACCTCCAGCTGTCGCTGAACCTGAACCACCACCTCCACCACCTGCAGAGATAACAGCTTTAATTAATCTTGTTCCTGGTTGTGTAGTGACTGCACTTGGTGTGCTTGATGTTCTTGTTGTAACTGTATTTTTACCACGAGACGTTACGTTTATTGGTCCAATTATTCCGCCATTGCCAGCCATAATTTAAACCTCCTAGTCGTCTA